GAGGATTAAAACATTAGATTAATTAAAAATATATCACTATAATTAAAGGGTATGAAACTAAAAATTCATACCCTTTTTCGTTTGACAAATTCACAAAATCACCTATAATTGAGTAACACTTTAAACAAATAAAAATAATAATTTATGGCGACAACAAACACTATGGATGCGGTACTGGCACAGTACGAACAGACACAAAAATCAAGCTCATCTTCAACATCAAAGATGTCACAAGATGATAGAATGAAGAAGTATTTCGCGGCAATTCTAAGCGATAAAGAAAAACAAGGACAAAAACGAATTCGTATCCTACCAACCGCTGACGGGTCATCACCTTTCAAAGAAGTATGGTTTCACGAAGTTCAAGTTGACGGTAAATGGATTAAACTTTACGATCCAGGAAAAAACGACAACGAAAGATCACCACTTAACGAGGTTTTTGAAGACCTTATGTCAACAGGTAAAGAAGCGGATAAGAAATTGGCGGGTAACTACCGATCTCGTATGTTTTACATTGTAAAGGTAATTGACCGAGACGCAGAGCAGGACGGAGTTAAATTCTGGCGTTTCAAACACAACTACAAAAAAGAGGGTATCCTTGACAAAATCATTCCAATTTGGAGAGCAAAAGGTGATGTTACAGACCCACAAAAAGGTAGAGATTTGATTCTTGAACTAACAAAGTCAAAGACAAACAATGGTTCTTATTACACGGTAATCCAAGCGGTTATGTATGACGACCCACAACCTATTAGTGATAACGAAGATACCCTTAAATCTTGGGTTGAAGACGAACTAACTTGGGCTGACGTTTATTCTAAAAAACCCGTAGAGTATCTTGAAGCGATTGCTCGTGGAGAAACTCCAAGATGGGACTCAGACGCAGGTAAATACGCTTATAGTGATTCTACCGTGGATGAAACAGTAATCGGAGGTAAATCAAAATCATCAAGTGGTAAAGTGGAGAAAACTCCTGACCCACAGGCAGAGTCGGCACCCGACGAGGACATGCCATTCTAACATTACACTAAGGGTGGGGATGTAAATATCTTCACCCTTTTTAAATTTAAAAACAATATTTATTAATCTACATGGACAAAATTAAAAACAAAATGTATGAGGCTCTTAAAAAGAAATATGAGAGCGAAATGTTGGAATCAGAAACTTCATTACTCATTTATTTTCACAACCCAGTTGGTATTGGAGAACATCCACAACATATTGAAGAAATGGATAAATTAATTGAAAAACGAGCAAACGCCCAAGGTAAACTTGAAAACTTGGAACAGTTCTATAAATACGAAATTTAAATATGGCACTTAAAAAAAAAGAAATAGGGTTAGGCTCTATTAAAGATAAGTTTTCCACTAAAACAAAATATAAACCCGAAAGTTATTATAATTGTGGGGATGCTTTTATGGAGGCTTGTGGATTACCGGGTCCTGTTATGGGTGGTATCAATATGTTTTTGGGTCACTCAAATTCATCTAAAACTACCGCAATGATTTTGGCCGGAGCGGATGCTCAAAGAAAAGGGGATATTCCCGTTTTTATTATCACAGAAAAGAAATGGTCTTGGGAACACGCCATTGAATTAGGATTATCAGCGGAAAAGAATAGTGACGGAGAATGGGACGGAGATTTCATATTTAACGATAGTTTTGATTATATTGAACAAGCGACGGACTTCATTAACGAAATGTTGGACGAACAAGAAAAAGGTAAAATACCCTATAACTTATTGTTCCTATGGGATTCAGTAGGTTCTATTCCTTGTAAGATGACTTTTGAAGGAAAAGGTGGGAAAATGCATAACGCCTCGGCACTTGCCGATAAGATTGGGATGGGAATCCATTCAAGAATCTCAAAGTCAAAGAAAGAAGATTATCCATATTACAACACTATGGTGGTGGTTAACCAACCTTGGGTAGACCTACCCGATAATCCTTTCGGACAACCTGAGATTAAAGCAAAAGGTGGGGAGGCACTTTGGTTAGCATCTTCATTAGTATTCTTATTCGGTAATCAAAAGAAGGCGGGTATTAATCACATTACGGCAACTAAAAACGGAAGAACCGTATCATACGCAATCAGAACCAAAGTATCTATTATCAAAAATCACGTAAATGGTTTGGGTTACAAAGATAGTAAGATTATCGCAGTACCACAAGGATATATTAGTGATACGAAAGAAGCGTTGGAACAATATAAGAAACAATACTCACTTTATTGGAACGCAATACTTTCAGGAACGGGTGAAATCTTAATAGATGAATCCGAATCAGAAATTGATGAATAATCATCAAGAATTTTTTACAAACAATTTAAAAACAATTAAGTGATAAAAACACTTTTGGTTGATGGTAATAATTTACTAAAAATCGGCTTTCACGGAGTAAAGGACTTCTACCATAAAGGTCAACATATTGGGGGAATATATCATTTCCTCAATACGTTGAGTAAATTTATTGAGAGACATAACCTTGATAAGGTTGTTGTGATGTGGGATGGTGAGGACAACTCATCTGTTAGGAAATTACTATACCCCCAATATAAAGAACACAGACCTGAGCCTGATGAGTTAAAGGAGAATTCGTTCAACTACCAAAAGCAGCGTGTTAAGCAATATCTTGAGGAGATGTTTGTTCGTCAAGTTGAGATGAATGATAATGAGTCAGATGACTTAATCGCTTACTATTGTCAAATATCACCCGATGAAAATAAAGTGATTTTTTCATCAGATCGGGACTTAACTCAACTGATATCTGAAAATATTTGTGTATATTCGCCTTCCACAAAGAAGATACACAAGTTCGGAGATATGATTAAAAATAAAGACATAGAGTTCCCCCATTACAATATCAAAACCTGTAAAATCTTAACTGGAGATTCTTCGGATAATATTGATGGTATATTCTATCTTGGTGAGAAAACATTAGTTAAATTATTTCCTGAGATACTTGAAAATCCAACTTCCTTTACCGATATTTTGGAAAAGGCTGAAAAGCTTTTAACCGAAGATAAGGACAACGCAGTTTTAAAAAACCTATTAAGTGGTAGAACAAAAAGAGGAGTTTATGGTAACGAATACTTCCAAGTCAATGAAAAGATAATAGACCTATCTAAACCCCTCATTACTGACGAGGGAAAGACGATCGTAGAGGAATTCTATAGAGAGTCATTAGACCCCGACGGAAGGGGTTACAAGAACTTAATCAAGATGATGAATGAAGATGGTATATTTAAATATCTACCAAAGAAAGACGACGCTTGGGTTGAGTTCCTAAGACCAATAATGAAACTAACAAGAAAAGAAAAACAAAAATTTAAAAACGAAAAAAAATAGTATGACAGAATTTGAAAAATATGCCATTAAAGGTAAAGGTATCGGTTCAAACACATTACACCAATACCAAAAATTCCAATCGGGAGTTAAAAGTAGTATGACTCCATATATTTTGGAGGAACGAGAGTTACGAGCAACACAAATTGATATCTTCTCAAGATTGATGATGGATCGTATTCTTTGGGTAGCAGGAACGGTTAATGACAATATGTCAACAATTGTCCAAGCACAACTTTTATTCTTAGACCAACAAGACCCAAAGAAACCAATTACAATGCATATTGACTCACCTGGTGGGTCTGTTAAGGCGGGATTGAGTATGGTTGATGTTATGGAATATATCACCGCACCAATTGCGACAATCAACACAGGGATGGCAGCATCAATGGGGTCAGTATTGTTGGGGGCAGGAACAAAGGGGATGAGATCATCATTGAGATTCTCACGAACAATGTTACACCAATCAAGTGGTGGATTAGAAGGTAATATCCAAGACGCTCGTATCTCAATGGTTGAGTGGGAAAAAACAAACAACATCCTTTTTGAACTTTTGGGTGGGTATTGTGGTAAAGACGCTAAACAAGTAATGGAGGACGCGAGTCGTGACCTATGGTTGTCGGCGGAAGAAAGTTTAGAATACGGAATAATTGATGAAATTGTAAAACCAAAAACAAAGTAACAAATATTAAATAAATTAAATTATGAAAGAGCAAGAATCAACCAAACTTGAGTTCCTATTGAAAGTGAACGAAAACATCATCGTACAACGATTTTTTAACGTTAAAGGGTATAACCCCAAGGCAAAGAACTCTATGGAGTTACACGAGTACGTTAGTTACTTCGTTAGAGAATTCAAAGACCGATTGAGAACCAAATCCGTTGTGTATATGATGGAGAATCAGTTTGAAATTTATGAGAACCCGATGGTTATGGAAACATCAATCACTGACGGACCTGAGAAGTTCACACTAACGATTAAAAATGGTGATAGTGTTATGTATAATCGCGAGATTGACGCGAAGGTTTATCCACCAAAAGTGCGATACACAGTAGATGTTCGCCCCCAATTAAAGGGTCTGTTGAACTCTCTAACCGAGATTTTTTCGGAAAAAAATTTAAGTTACGAATATATGGATTATAACTTAGAAGGGTAATATTTATTCAATACATTAACAAATTAATTATGGCGACAGAGAAAAATTTTGATTATTTAGGACAATCATTTCAGATACAATTACTAAATCAGATTGTGGTAGATAAACTATTCGCCCATTCAATTATTGATGTAATAGAACCCAACTATTTTGAGAATAAATACTTTAAAATCATCATACAGATGGTCAAGGAGTACTATTCAAAATACCAGAACACACCTTCATTTGAGACATTAAATCAAATTACACGTTCAGAACTACCCCAAGAAGTGGTCGCTAAGGTTGTAATAGACACTATTAAGAAAGTCCAAGATGCTCCATTTGAAGGTGGTGATTTCGTTCAAGAGAAAGCCTTGAAATTCTGTAAACAACAGGAGGTTCAAAAGGCGATGGTTAAGGCACAAAAGATAATTGACGGAGGTGAATTTGAGAGTTACGATTCTATTGAAGAGTTATTCAGAGGAGCACTACAAGTAGGTGAAGTTGAAGGTGGTGTAATGGATGTATTCTCTAATTTAGATGACGTTTTAAATGAGGATTACAGACACCCAATCCCAATGGGAATACCGGGAATTGACAAACTATTAAAGGGTGGATTGGCAAGAGGTGAGATTGGGGTAATTTTAGCACCAACAGGTGTTGGTAAGAGTACCCTACTTACAAAGATTGCGAACCACGCATTCAATTTAGGTAACAATGTTTTACAGATATTCTTTGAGGATAACCCAAAGATTATCCAACGAAAACACTTCACACTATGGACTAAGATTCACCCTGACGATTTATCACTTAGAAAAGAAGAGGTTATTACTAAGGTTAAGGAAATTGAAAGTAATATGTCTAACCAATTGATTCTTCAAAAAGAATCATCAGATTCACTAACAATGAATCAGATTAAAAATAGAGTTAGAAAAATGATTGCTGACGGACAAAAGATTGATATGATTTTATTGGATTATATTGATTGTGTTTTACCTGAAAACAATTCACACCAAGATGAGTGGAAAAGTGAGGGATCTGTAATGAGAGGGTTTGAATCAATGTGTCACGAATTGGATTTAGTTGGTTGGACGGCAACACAAGGTAATCGTTCATCAATTTCATCAGAAGTTGTAACAACAGACCAAATGGGTGGGTCAATTAAGAAGGCTCAAGTTGGTCACGTTATTATATCTGTCGCTAAGTCACTAACACAAAAAGAGATGAAATTAGCAACAATCGCCATTACAAAATCAAGAATCGGGGACGATGGAATCGTATTTGAAAATTGTAAGTTTGATAACGGTATGTTGGAGATTGACACCGAAAGTTCTGTTACATTCTTAGGTCACGAAGAACAAAAAGAGGAGAACAATAGAAAAAGGATTAATGAGTTAATGGATAAAAGAAAACAAAAAGAACAACAAAAAGTAAATTAATTATGGAAAAAATATTACAACCAAACCCGCACCGATTTGTTATCTTCCCAATTGAACACGATGATATTTGGGAATTTTATAAACAACACCAAGCGGCCATTTGGACGGCAGAAGAAATTGATTTGAGTGGTGATATCCGTGATTGGGAATCATTATCGGATAACGAAAAATACTTCATAAAAAACATATTATCGTTTTTCGCAGCTTCTGATGGTATCGTTAATGAAAACTTAGCTGAAAATTTCTACAGAGAAGTTCAGTACCCTGAGGCTAAATTCTTCTACGGAATGCAGTTGGCGATGGAGAACATACACTCACTAATGTATTCGTTATTGATTGATACATACATCTCAAATCACGATGAAAAACTTGAATGTTTCAGAGCAATTGAAACTCTACCGGCAGTTCAGAAAAAGGCTAAATGGGCGTTAGATTGGATTGATAACGCATCTTTTCAAGAAAGATTAATAGCATTTGCGGCGGTTGAGGGTATATTTTTCTCAGGTTCATTTTGTTCTATATTTTGGATGAAATCAAGAGGTATTATGCAAGGATTATGTAACGCAAATGCCTTGATTTTTAAGGATGAAAACCTACATTGTGATTTCGCTATTCATTTGTTCAACAAACACATTGACGATAAAATCTCCGAAAAACGAATTAAAGAAATTCTATTATCAGCACTTGAAATTGAAAAGGAATTCATTACTGAGTCATTACCTGTATCGTTAATTGGTATGAATCAAAACTTAATGAAACAATATTTGGAGTTTGTTGTTGACCAACTATTAATGAAACTTGGATGTAAAAAACACTTTAATGTAGAACAACCATTCAAGTTTATGGAACAAATTGCCGTGGAAACAAAAGGTAATTTCTTTGAAAGTAGAACTATTGAGTATCAAAAGGCGAAATTAAACGAAGCTATCTCATTTGATGAGGATTTTTAAAAAATAAAACTATGTCATTAACAATTATTAAGAAAGACGGGGAAGAAACATCATTTAACCCCTCAAAAATATATAACAGGATTAAGAAAGCATCTAAATCTTTAAATGTCAATTCTGACGAAATCTTTATTAAGGTCATAACCTCCGTTCCGACGGAGGGTAGGATTACCA